CAGATAGTTCTCTGCCAGAAAGCTTAGGTCAACAAAAAACTGACTTTACTTTGGAATCAGCTACTGCTGGCAACCAAGACACAGTTAGTAAATTTGATGACTTATTTAACGAATAATGGCAAAAAAACAGGAAGTACAAGAAAAAGCGACCGCTGCAGTACGCAAGTCGTTTAATTTATCAAACTTTAAAAAGAAAAAAGGATATTCTAATTCTTCTGTAAAGTTTAAGGAACAAGGTTGGATACCTTTATCTCAAGCTTTTCAAGACATTACTTCCCTTCCCGGTATTCCTACCGGGCATATCACTCTCTTGCGTGGACATAGTGATACGGGCAAAACAACTGCCCTATTAGAAGCTGCGGTGAATGCTCAAAAAATGGGCATTCTCCCGGTTTTTATTATTACTGAGATGAAATGGTCTTGGGAACATGCTAAAGAGATGGGATTGCAAGTAGAGGAAGTAACTGATGAAAGCGGTACAGTAACTGATTACGAAGGTCATTTCTTATATGCCGACAGAGGTACACTAAATACTATTGAAGATGTAGCAGTTTATATTGCAGATCTTATGGATGAGCAAGCTAAAGGTAACTTACCTTATGATTTATGTTTCTTCTGGGATAGTATCGGTTCAGTACCATGTGAACTTTCAGTACGTTCTAACAAGAATAATAATGAGTGGAATGCAGGTGCAATGTCTACTCAATTTGGCAATAACCTTAACCAGAAGATTCTTTTATCTCGTAAAGAGAACTCTCCTTATACCAATACTATGGTTGCGATTAATAAGGTTTGGACTATGAAACCTGAATCACCTATGGGAATGGCTAAACTTCAAAATAAAGGAGGTATGTCAATGTGGTACGATGCTACCCTAGTTATTACTTTTGGTAATATTACTAACCCAGGCACATCTAAAATTAAAGCTATTAAAAACGGTATGCAAGTGGAGTTTGCTAAACGTACCAACGTTCAAATAGAAAAGAACCATATAGGCGGTGTACAATCAAGAGGTAGAGTTGTTATGACTGCTCATGGATTCATTCCTGACGATAAACGAGCTATTGATAAGTATAAAGATGCCCATAAAGACCACTGGTTAAAACTCGTTGGGAGTTTAGACTTTGATCTTATTGAAGAAGGAGATTTAGAAGAAGATACTATTACACCAAACCTTCTAGATTAGTGACCTACGACGACATTTTAAAGAACTTAAAGGAGACCCCACCCCGAGCGTTGAACGATCATATCCTGATCGTAGATGCGATGAATACCTTAATTAGGTCTTTTTCGCTGCTCAAGGCGATGAATCCATCAGGTGCCCATGTTGGCGGCCTGGTGGGTTTCCTTCGCTCTTTAGGGTACGTTACACGCATTTTTGACCCCACAAGGGTCATTATTGTGTGGGACGGTAAGGGTGGTTCCGGAAATAGAAAGAATATTGATCCTAACTATAAAGCACAACGTGCTACTTCTAGAATAACTCATTGGGGATTATACGATACTAAGGAAGAAGAAACAGAAGCACTTATAGGACAGTTGTACAGAACTCAGGATTATCTAGAATGTTTACCGGTACAGCAGATGATAATGGAAAAATTAGAAGCTGATGATATTATGGCATATCTAGCTAATAGGGCTTCTAAGGCAGGTAAAAAAGTTACTATAGTTTCATCAGATAAAGACTTTCTACAGTTAGTAGACGATAACATAGAAGTTTATGCACCAGTAAAAAAGAAAACTTTTGATAAAAGTAATATATTTGAAGAACTCAAAGTCTTACCTTCAAACTATAATATTGTAAAAGCACTTCTTGGTGATAATTCAGATAACTTACAAGGGGTAAAAGGTTTAGGAATAAAAACTATAGTGTCAGAGTTTCCAAAACTTCTTACCGAAAAGACAGACTTAGATTACGTTTATTCAGTAGCTGAAGATAAGTTAGAAGACAAGAAAATCTTTCCTAAGATTATTCATAACTGGGATAGAGTGCTAACTAATTATCAACTAATGGACCTACACGATACTGCTTTAGATGAAAGTGAAATACAGTACGTAGAATCAGTATTAAAGGAACCAGTTCCAGATTTACAATCAGGAGCTTTTTTACATCTATTAGATCAAGATAAGATCGAAGGTATTACTAAAAATACCGAAGGATGGCTAGAAAATTTTAGAGGTTTAACAGCAGTAAAATGAACTATAGAGCATTAATTATAGGAGCCTTATTATTCTTCTTAGGGCAAGTCTTGGCATGGTACCAGACTAACGGACAATTTATTAGTCCATGGATTAAGAATAATCCTATTTTAATATCAACTATTGTTGGTATTCCGATAGGACTTCTTTATATTTACGGTACACAGTATGTGGCTGAATATTCAAATGGAGAATTATGGCCAATACGAATTGTGGGGTTTGTGACAGGTATATTAGGATTCACATTTCTAACTTACTTTCACCTAGATGAAGGTATAACTCTTAAAACAGGAGTTATTTTAACATTGATGACTACAATAGTTATTTTACAGGTTTTTTGGAAAGCATGAAAAAAGGAGTAATAGCAGGAAATTTTGATATAATGCATCCTGGATATATAAAAATGTTTAAGGAGTGTGCAGAAAACTGTGACTGTTTAGTAGTATTACTACATACAGATCCGTCTATTGAACGTCCACATAAACTTAAACCTATCCTTACGGTAGAAGAAAGAAAAGAGATGCTCTATGAACTTAAATCCATATGTGACATCTTTACATATACCTATGAAGAACAGCTCTTAGACCTGTTAAAATTAGGGGAATTCAATGTTAGATTCTTAGGTGATGATTATAAAGGAAAACCATTCACCGGTGATGATTTAAATATACCGGTTTATTATCTCAATAGAGATCATGGATGGTCTACAACAAAGTTTAAAAAGTTAATATCAGAAAGTTATGAAAAAATTAGTAATAGTTAGCGGGTACTTTAACCCTTTACATAAAGGACATTTAGAGTTATTTAGAAAAGCAAAAGAAGCAGGAGACTTACTTTGTGTGATTGTTAATAATGACATACAAAGAGAGTTAAAAGGCTCTCAGTTTTTTCAAGATCAAGATGAAAGAGTAGAAATTATTAGAGAACTTACCATGGTTGATATGGCCTGGATCTCTATCGATAAGGATAAAACACAAAACGAAACTCTAAAAATGTTAGTCAACAAATTCTACGGTACTATGAAATTAGCTTTTGCTAACGGTGGTGACCAAAATAATGACAATATTCCTGAAGCAGAAATTTGTCGACAATTTGGTATAGAATTAATAGATGGATTAGGAGATAAAATACAGTCAAGTAGTTGGTTATTAGGCCAAAAGTAATTATATTTAAACAAAGGTTATTAGATGACATTAAAGAGCTTACAGCAATACGGGAAGGGGTTCCAACTAAAGGTTTTAGGATCATTACTCACAGACAAAAAATTTTTACTTAACGTTAGAGATGTATTACATGATCACTATTTTGACGCAGATTCACATAAATGGATAGTTAATCAAATAGTTAATTACTTTGATAGATACCATACTAACATTACTATGGATGTTCTTAAAGTAGAGCTCCAAAAAGTTGAAAACGAAGTACTACAAGTAGCGTTAAAAGAAGAGTTAAGAAACTCTTATCAAGCATCTCAAGATGATTTAGATTATGTACAGGAAGAGTTTACTACCTTCTGTAAGAATCAAGAAATGAAAAACGCCATACTCTCATCAGCCGATCTTCTTAAAGATCATGACTTTGATGGTATTCGAAATATGATAGAAAAGGCTATGAAAGCCGGTATGGATAAAAATATTGGACATGAATATAATAAAGACGTTGAAACTCGTTATAGAACTGATTACCGTCCTACTATTCCTTCCCCTTGGCCTATACTTAACGATGGTATTCAAGGGGGATTTGGGCCTGGTGACCTCGCTATTGTTTTTGGTAATCCTGGAGGTGGTAAAAGTTGGACTATGGTCGCTATTGCTGCTCATGCTGTCTCTCTTGGGTATAAAGTTAATTACTATACGCTCGAACTCGGAGAGGATTATGTGGGTAAACGATTTGATTGCTACTTTACAGGGTATTCTATTGATGAGGTTAATAAACACCGTAAGGAAGTACAAACCTATGTTGATAGTCTCAAAGGTAAACTTATTGTTAAAGAATATGCTCCAAAAGCTGCGACAGTAAATACTATTAAGTCTCATATACAGAAA